ATAAATCATAATGTAAAAATATTTCTCTTTGGAAAGCACTGATCTTATCCTGCATTACCACGTGAGGATCCTCCTTGCTACTATCTATCCAAGATAAAGAACTATATAAAGTACGTAAGTCCAGAGGGCATGTCACAACCTGTAAAGTTGGATGAAACACAAATTGGCGTTTGAGAAAAGTAATTTCAGAAATATGTTGAAACGGAGTCGTTATTTTCCCTTTCACCGAGGTGGTCATAGTCATACCCAAACTCTCAAAGAAATCAGCCATCGTTATTGCATTTAAAAATCCCTCAAATTTCTCTACTTTACAGCAATTGATGCGGTCATCGCCATACACTGGATCAGAAACATGAGTGTGGAAATCATAAATGTTGGGCTTGTAACCAGCTTTGTTCATCTCTCGATAATACCACATAGCTGTATATGCTCTATTGACCAAGCTATTAAAAATTGCTGTCAACCAACAACCAGAAGGCAAAGAATGAGTCAACACCCATGAATCATCATTTACCACTACTAAACTATATGCCAGATTCTCTAATAAATTTCTAGCTGCTTGTTGATATTCTCCGGTGTAATGCTTCAATAAAACGCGAGCAATCATCAATTGTACTTGCACTTTCATATTTTTATCATATTTACCAATGTCACCTGCCCACATTTTTCCTCTATTAATGCAATCATAAAGTTTGCCCCACTCTGTAAACGGGTTTATACCAATCATAATTTGGTTAAACCAGCGCTGGTCAACCAAGTGACGCGCGAGATTTCCAAAACATTTCTTCGTCAATACTTGCATTGTAACGGGGCTAACTCTAAAGCTCCTTGGTGACAATTTTTCTACTCCTCGTAATTCGTCTTTCAAAGTCTCGAACCACGCTATATCTTCGCACGACACCGATCCGCAACTCATCTTATCTATAAAAGCTTTCATCAAGGGCTTAAATTCTTCTGTGAATTTGCCATTTTCATAATCAAAACATTCTTCTTTGGTACGCAAAGGAAAAATTCCATTTGAGGATTTTTTGTTCATAGGAGCTAAATCCGAATCACCATTTATTACAACCTCATCAGGTAGATCACCATAGTCCGTCATATACATACCAATCAGCTGTTGAGCAAAATCCAGTTCAAAGTGGTCGACAAAACCCACTTCTCCTCTTGCGGCTTTCGCTATATCTTTAACCGTATGAGGCCCTGTTATTGTCAAATTTGCTGGAAATCTCGTGGTGTCGAAAGCTTGATATAATGGAGATTTCACGAAGTTGCTATTTTTAGGTACGTATTTCGAAAGGCCTGTGTCTATCTTCAGACCACTACAATCTTCTTGCATCTTCGCATTAATTCCTACTTCAAGCTTTAGACCTTTATCTACGGCATTAACTATTTCACTTATCTCCAATCTACATGCATCATCCCACAATAATGCTGCTCCTTTATTACACGATTCCGACCCTGCTACGTGCATGCCAACAATCTGACCTGTTGCTGTCACCACCGGAACACCACACATACCAGCATAATGTAAATCATCATATATCAAGGGTTTATTCACTGTAATTTCTTCCCGATTATCTTTATCCTCTCGTATGATATAGGATATTGGGATTTGCTGGTCACTACTCAGTAATCCCTCTAGCGAAATCAATTTGTGTGGAAATGCCAAGGCATTAGGATTGCTTTTAGCAGGTTGAAAGCATTTATCCAATTTAGGAAAAGGAGTTGGATAACCATCACTAACCTTTAATATAGCGATATCATTAAAAGTGTTAGTATAAATTATATCAACCAGGCTATTATCGAGTATTTTATAATTTTTCTTCTTATCTTTATAAACCGTAAGTTGGATTTTACGGTCCAACACCAGATGGTAAGGCACTATAATCAACCGCCCTGTCCACAGTCCAAAACAGCTACTAGTTTTCATGCTACCACGTTCTGTAAAACGTATATCCACCTCGAATACTTGTTGCGAAGCTTTAGTGGCTAAAGTAT